ACAGGTATCAGACCTGGGAAACTTTTCAACGACCAACTCCAGCAAGTAAACGAGCAGTTGGTCAACTACTTTCAAAATATGAGTGTTGGCATGACCAAGGACGCGTATTTTGAAATGTGCGAAGCGTTAGGTAACGAACCACTAGAGTCTGAGGTTCCAGTTGATTTTGAAGACTTCCCGCTAGAAGTACAACAGGCGTTTAACGCCTATAAAATGCTCCGAGACGAATGGGATACCATGAGTGGTAGCTATTTAGGTAAATCCTTGATAGGTATTAAAGACATTTTAGAAGCAACAGAGATTGACGTTTCTGAACATAAACTTGTAATTATGCTTATACGTATAATTGATAATGTAAGATCAGAAGAGATCAATAATAAGAAAAAGATGCAAGAGCCCGCTAGCTAAAAATTAGCGGGCTTTTTTGCGTTAAAAATTTTTTGGTTTGACAAAAGAGTGCTCACATGTTATAATGGTCTCTAGTTAAATTATCAAAAAATTTTGGTAATATACGAATAGGAGTATGCATGGCTAATAATGATACCGCTGTATTATATATTAAACTATCCGACCTTGGCACTATTAGTGCCAGTCACAAGGATTTAAAGGCTTTCAAAGGAACTTTTGATTCACTTCAAAAGGATATGAATAGACCTGCTGGTAAAGGTAAAGGCGGTTGGAAAAACGCCATGATGGGTGGCAACGAATATGATGTTGCCAGGGGTAGTGCCGGGGCAACAGGTGCATCTGGCCGAGACTTTGCAAATCAAGCTCGAGGGCTTGATGGATTGGTACGCTTATACGCTACTTATGCAGCTAATCTATTTGCGGCTGGTGCTGCTTTTCGCGCATTAAGTAACGCAGCAGATACTACTAATATGATCAAAGGTATGGATCAATTAGGTGCTTCAAGTGGACAAGCTCTTGGTACAATTGCTAAAAGATTAGTAAGTGTTACTGATGGTGCTATCAGTATGCGTGAATCTATTGAAGCTACTACTAAAGGTACTGCTGCTGGACTATCATCATCGCAAATGGAACAACTAGGCCAAGTAGCCAATAAAGCGTCTAAAGCACTAGGCGTTGCTATGCCAGACGCTATTAGTCGTTTAACACGCGGTATCAGTAAGCTAGAGCCTGAACTGTTAGACGAACTGGGTTTATTTACAAAAATAGGTCCTGCTACAGAAAATTATGCTCGTAGTATAGGTAAAACTGCTAATAGCTTAAGTGACTTTGAAAGACGTCAAGCGTTTGCTACAGCAGTGTTAAAAGAAGGCTTAGATAAATTTAGCGCCATTGATGTAAGCGCAAATCCTTATGATAGGTTATTAGCAAGTCTACAGAATTTAGGACAAGGTGCTTTAGAAGTAGTAAATAAAGTATTAGCGCCGTTAGTTAATGTACTAACACAAAATCCTACTGCTTTGTTAGCGGTTATTGCAGCAATTGGAGCGTCAATACTTAAAAGCGCTATACCTGCATTGGGCCAGTATCGCCAGAATTTACAAAATGCAGCCAACGAAAGCCGAATGGTTTTCACGCAAATATATAGCGATCAACAAGAAAAACTAGGTGCTTTAGCCGATAGTGCAGGTGCATCAGCTGCTGAAGCATATAAAAAAGGTGCTCCAACAATAGCTAAAATTGCCGAATTAGAAAAGTCTGCCAAAGGTTTTTCTAAAGGACGTAAAGATTTTGCAGCACTAGCAGGAAAAGATCCGTTTGCTATTACGCCTGAAGAAATTAAGTCTTTAGAAAATCGTGCAAGATACTTAAAAGGTAGAAATGACGCTGAAGCACAAGCGCTTACCTTACACCTTGGAAAATTAAAAGCAATACGTGCGGGAGCAGCCGCAGCTTTTGATACAGCTTCTGAAGGTCTTATTAAAGGTACTGAGCCAGGGTATACTACACCAGGCTCTAACGATATTATAAATAAACGTACATTAAATAAACTAGCTTCAGAAAGTATTAGATCTACAACTGCAGAAACTCAAGCTATCTATGGTTCTAGAGCCGCATACGCTAAATTAAATGAACAGATTGCTCTTGCTCGTAATAATAAGTTAAATATAATTACTCGCTATGATCAAGAAGGTAAAGCAGTAGTAGAGAGTACGGGCAAAATGAATAGCCTCCAGGCAGGCTATACTCGCGTTGCAGGTGTAGTTGGTATTGTTGGACAAAAGATAGGTTCCTTGATAAGTGCTTTTGGTATTTACGGAATTGTAGCTGGTGTTGTACTTCAAGCTTTAAGCATGCTTGATTCTGCGTTCTCTAAGGTAGGTAAACAAACAGAAGACTTCAATAAAGCTTTAGACGGTAGTAAAGATGCTGTAGATAACGTTACCAGAACTTTAGATACTTTAAATAGGAAAGGCTCTTCTTCTACAATAAGTGGAATTTCTGCCCTATCTAACGCAATGAATGAACTTACTTCGGCTACAGATAATTCTGTAAATGCTGCTGAAAAATTAAAACAAGCTATTGCAGCAGGTGGTTGGTATGACGAACTACGTGAGTCAGTTCTAGGAATATTTGGACAAGACGTAGATACTCAATTAGCAAAAACACTTGCAGCTAGTTTACAAAGTACTCGTACTATACTACGTAGAACTGATATCGGCTCAGATACTGATCAAAAATTAAAAGATGTTTTAGGAGTTGAAGAACTAGATATAAAAAGTGTTACTGAAGCTTTTAAATCAGGTAAGATTACAGTAGATAAGTACTTACAAATTCAAAAGATGTTAAATACTACCTTAGGAAACAGTAGTAGTAAATTAAACGCTTTTAAAACAGCTACTGAAAATTCTAATAAAGCATACCAAGAGTTTATTCAATCAACTGCTAACACTAATCCATTATTTAAATTGGGTTCAAGTTTACAAGAAGTATCTATTGCAATGGGTGATACGCTTAAAGGAGGTGTTGACAGTCTAAATGCTGCGTTTAACGACTTAACAGCTAATCCAGAAAAGGCAGCTTTATTTGGCGAAGCTTTTGTTAATTCGTTTGTAGCAATACGTACAGAGTTTAAGAGTACTTTTGATGCAGTAGCCAAAAACAGAGACGTAATGGCACAATACCAAGGCAAAATTGAAGATGCTCAAAAAGCTTTAAAAGATTTACGAGAAAATAGTAAAGGTATATTTGCACTACCTGGGCGAAACCAACTGCAACAAGAGAAAAAAGCAGAAAAAAATCTTGAAAACTTATTAAGATCTCAAGCCGAAGATGCAATGGTTATAGATACTTCTGTGTTTATCAAAGCAAGAGCTTTATTTGTAAGTGGCGTAGGAGCCGCTTTCTCAGAAGGTGCAAAAATTATTGATAAAGCACTTGGTCAAGCCAGTGCTAAGGCTGCACTAACTTTAGCTCAGGCACGCTCCGGTGCTTTAAGTGGTGAACGTGCAGCACTTGAGTCTGCTAGACTAAAAGACGAAGAGTTAAAAATACAACTAGCGGCTGTAGATCTGAACATGGAGCTAATAGGTAGTCAGGAACGCTTGATAGCAAGTATAGATGCTGCTACTGTTGAATCTGCTCTTGGTAGAGCCGAAACGCAGGACGAAATAGATAGCCTAACAGCGCAAGGCAAAGCTCTTGAACTATTTAGTAAAATACTAAGAGATGGTCCTGATAAAACAGGCAGGTTACCTTTTCAATCTACGGGTAGTGAAGAAGGCGACGCATTTTTGAAGAGTAGGCTGCAGAAAGTCGGCCTTAGTATGGCTACGCAACAAGCTACAAAAATAGGCTTACGAGCCCAACAGGGTGCTAATACAATTACTGGCGAAAGAGAAAGAATTGGTGGCAGATTCCAAGACATATCAAAAATAAGTGGCTTAGAAGATAATATTTCACAGCAAAAATTAACTCAATTAAATACTCAAAATAGCCTTAACAATGCTACTACTGAAAACTCTCTTAAAGCAGCAGCAAGTCTAGAAACAGATTTAATGATTAATAAACAGGTCTTAGAGCGTTTAGATCTTCAAAATAAACTCAAAGATGCAAAAAAACAAGAAGCTGCAAGTGACGGCGACGCAAAAATAAGATATACTGAAGAAATAAAGTTTTTGGAAAGAGTAGAAGACTTAGTGCTTGATCGCCAAGAGTTAGAAAGAAAAAGTAAAACCGAGCAGGATAGAATCAAACTTATAGATTTACAGTTTAATAAGCAAAAACTAGCTCGCGATACTAAATCTCAGGCTGATGAAAATGATTTAAAAATGACAGCTGCAAAATTAGGTGCAGATCAGGCAATGTTTGATGTACAGTCCTCTTTAGGCATGGTATATGGTGAGCAAGCTGAGTATCAAAGAAAATCGTTTGAATACGCTAAATTGTCAAATGAAATATCTCAGTCTGAATTAGCACTACAAAAAGCACGAGCCGATGCTTTAGCTACAATTGACAGCACACTGGCTAAACTTGATCCTAAAGATAAGTTCTACCAGGAAAGAAAGTCACAGCTTGCTGAAGAAAAAACTGCAATAGAAGCTAAATTTGCCTCTGAGAAAACAGCCTTACAGATAACTAACGATGGTCGCAGAAATGCTTTAAACTTAACACAGTCTTTAACAGATCGTCAATTAGCCTACGGCGAAGTATTTAAGCAAAGTTTTGATGATATGGGTAATGCGCTTATTGAGTTCACTAAAACTGGTAAGCTAAATTTCAAAGGGTTAATTGATTCAATGATCGAAGGTTTGATCCGTTATGAAATGGCAGAACAGTCTAAAATGTTGTATGCCGCATTTAGGCCTTCTTTAATGAGTGGCATTAGCAGTTTATTTGGGCCTACAATGTCTCCACAACAGCTAGCTACTTCTGCAAATGCATTCAATATAAATGCTAAAGGTAACGTATACGATACAGGCTTAAAAACATTTGCCAAAGGCGGAATGTTTACTAATTCAATAGTATCATCACCAACTCTATTTAAATTTGCACAAGGTGCAGGCTTAATGGGTGAAGCAGGACCAGAAGCTATTATGCCCCTAAAGCGCGATAGTAGTGGCAACCTTGGAGTACGTGGTGGAGGCGGTAGTGTTGATGTAGTTGTCAATAATTACGGTAATCAGCAAGCTACTACTAAAGAAACTACTGATTCACGTGGAAATCGTAAGATTGAAGTTATTATTGGTGATATGGTTGCAAGTGAAGTAGGTCGACCAGGAAGTTCAGTTCAACAATCGCTAGCAGGTAGTTTTAACAACAGGCCTGCACTAGCAAGGAGATAAGTATGGCAATTCCCTCATGGGCTAGTCAAGCACTACCACAAGTACCACAAAAAGGATTTTCAGAGTCTATTGCACTGAACGTTATACGTTCACCAATGGACTCTGGTCCAGCTAAGATGCGTCGTAGAAGTACAGGCGTTAACTCTATGGATCTATCCTTTATTATGACAACTGCTCAATGCACAACACTAGAAAATTTTATTAAAAACACACTGCTCGGCGTTAAGCGATTTAGTTTTCCGCACCCACGTACTTTTACAAACGTAGAAGTACGTATAATTCCTAGTAATGACGGAGAGTTTTTTAAGTTACAATACTTAGCGCCAGGATACTGGAATACTTCCTTAAAATTTGAAATACTACCATAATGAGCAGACTAAGTAGATTATCACCTCAAGCCATTAAAGCAATGTTTTCGTCTGAAACAGACGAACAACTTATAATGCTTTTAACTATATATGACCCTAATGGTTCAACAGATCCAGCAGCGGCAACTACTCCAATTAGATTAAGTGATAACTATACACAAAGATTGTCGTCTACCACAGACGACGAAGTCATTTATGGTGTTGTAAGTAACTCACAGGAATATGTATTTATTCCAATGACACTAAGCTTACCCAATGAACAAGAAACTGGATTAGGCGATTGCTCAATTTCACTAAACTTTGTTACTCCAGAAATGATAACAGTTATCAGAGATCACCTACGTATTAGAACTAAAGTTTTAATAGAGTTAGTTATATCTAGCAACCTTAATTACGTTGAAGCAACATTACAAGATTACTACATCACATCAGCAACATATAATGCTGAAAGCGTTAATCTAACTCTAAGTATGGTAAGTTATAATACTGAACCATTTCCTAGCTTTAGTTTTACCCCTAGTTACTTTCCAGGATTATTCTAATGAATTATGATAAGTATATTGGACTACCCTACCTAGACAATGGCAGAACTCCAACTGGCGTCGATTGCTGGGGTTTAGCTCGTCTGCTTTATAAAGACGAATTTGGGATAGATTTGCCCAGCTATACTGAAGAATACATTGGCGGAACAGATCCTCATATTGTAGAAGCAGTTAATCTTTATAAAGATAATTGGGAAGATACTACTACACCTGATATTGGAGACTTGTGTCTGTTCAATATCTTTGGTGAGCCTATGCACGTTGGTGTATTTATTGGGGACAATAAGTTCTTACACTGCCGTCGTGGCAGTGATTCAGTAATTGAATCACTAACTAATATTAAATGGAAAAACCGTTTTGTAGGTTTTTACAAGTATGCTCCACAAACACAAATACAAGCAGTCGGAGCACCACACCCATTAAAACTTAGCGTATACCGTGACTGGACAGTAGAAGGTACTACTGTCCAAGACTTTGTAGAATTTGTAAAATCAAAATATACAGTAAGCACAGAACTAGTAAGTAAAATTGTAGTTATGATCGACGGCATAGTTGTGCCTAAATCAGAATGGAAAACTACTAAAGTTAAGGGCGGACAGCAACTCAGCTACAAAAGCGTGGCTGAAGGTACATCTACTAAACGCTTGTTAATAACACTAGCCGCAGTTGCGCTTGCTACTGTTGATGGAGGTACTTTCTCCTCACAGCTTGGTACATATATTAGCGGAGGTACACTTACTGGTACATCAGCAATGGTAGCTGGAAACATAGCTATCCAAGTAGGAAGCATGGTATTGCAAAATGTTATTGCTCCAATTCGTCCACCAAAAACAAATGATCCAGGCAGTGCAAATGGTTTAAATTTGTTAAACGGTGCTGCCAATCAAGCAAGCCCATATGGAGCAATTCCTGTAGTATTAGGCAAGGTTAGATTTACAGGTATGCTTGGAGCTACTCCTTATATCGAGTCCTTAACAGAAACTAACATTTTAAACTTGGCTATTGTTTGGGGCTTTGGTCCTCTTTCAATAACAGATTTGTGCATTGGCGCCAAGCCAATAGATGAC